GCCGGGTCTATGCTAATGGTCGCTGCACCCGATGTAACTGTAGGTGCTGCCGTAACTGTGTATACTAAGTCTACACCTGCAATAGTAAACTGGTCTTGTGCTTGCGGCGTAGCGTCTAAACCATCTACTGCTAAAGATGAACCTGTTTGACTTCCACCGTTTACTAATACCGTACCATAACTAGGAACATTTATTTTAGTATAGCCAGTACCTGTAGTACTATATATGTCATCATTTTTAGCAACAATGGCTTGGCTTTCCCAACTTGCTACGCCTAGTGCTAAATAGTTTAGTACAGTAGATACAAACGTAACATCATCTTGATCTGACGGATTAACCACCATTGTCTGGTCAAGTGTTAATGTTGCTCTGTTTACGCTTGCAGAAAAACTTACACCACCTGTGGCTATACTATATCTAAAACTAAGAACAGCATTATCTGCTGGAGTAACTGCTAGTGTTGGTGTTATTGTAAGCGTAGATGCTGTACCGACAAGAGCCGTTGCTGCGCTTACTGTATATACAGTTGTGTCACCTGCTATAGTAAATGTATCGCTTGCGGATGGTGCTACATCTAATCCATCTACGTCTAGTGATGTACCTGTCTGTGATCCACCTGCTACTGCACCACCTGTAAATGTTAACACATCACCTGCGACTGGTGTTTGATGTATATTCGCTATTGTAAGTGATGTGCCGCTTTGACTACCGCCGTGTACCTTTGGTGCGCCATAAGGCGGAATTATATTACTGTCGTATTTGTCATAGCCCTCAATTCTACGATAGCCACCCTCAACAGACGGTTCAAAGTTACGTAGTATTCTTGCGCTACCCGGTGCGTTAATACCTTGCTGTAAAGGTGATAGATTACTAATAAGACCACCACGAAACTCAACGGCATAGGTTTTCCATGCGTCAGCCATAAATTACCCCTATGTTATCGAAGAATATCCGTACCTAAGTCCACCACCTGTGTTTTGCGGAATCATATAAGAACGTACATACCGTGTACGATTAATCAACATTGAACGCATATATTTAATGCCTTCATCAAACTTTTCTTTCATTACCAATGCGTCTTGTGTATTACCACGGAACAAATATGCATAGTGCATAGCACCGTCTACAATTACGTGAACAAACCTATCTGGTATTACTATTGTATCGCTGTTTGCAGACAAGTCTGATGAAAAGTTAAAGTACTCGTACACTAACTCATACGCAGCGTTTGGTTCTGGTGTTAAAATAAATTCAAGGGAAGGGGCATGTACTACACGGGTGGGAACACCTTGAAAACTGGTGTTGTTATATTCTTGTGCTACAAATTTATCTAAGTATTCTTCATATGTCATAGGCAGTATACGTGTAGTAGAATTACCTAATGAACTATTTTCTTTAATTCTAAAAGTATCAAATTTAATTACTTTACAGTCAGCAGGAAATTAATAACGGCTCTGATTAGCCGTTAGTGTGGTAGTCTGTGTATTGTGATTAAAAGGCCACTCAAATTCAGATTGATTTATATATCTAATAGATGCATTAACTGCATCCTTTGCATGTGCATAAAAACCTGTCGCACTTGCAAAGTTTGCGGAAGTTAGTTCAACTTCATTCAAACGTCTGTTTACTTGATTTACTAATTGTAAAAATGTTGTAGCCATTTAAGGTTCCTCAAAAGAAAAGTGAAGGGGCAAGTTGCCCTGCCCCCTCAACTATTTAGGCAAGAGTGTCACGATCTACTTCAGCAGCAGTCAGTGAACCGGGATCAGTACAATCCATTAGGATTGCCCAAACACGGAACTTACCTGTTGACAATGTGCCTGTAAGAGTTGCAATCTTCAGGTCAATGTTGTCATCAGCTACAGCCATTACTGGCTGGTACACTGCTGGGTTCTGTGCTACAACACCTGCTGCAGATGTGCCGTCAAAGCCATCTACAAAAACGTCAGCATCTACGCCTGTACCCAAATCAAGGGTCAGAGCAGAAGCAGAAGTTTGTGCTGTATCAACTTCGATACCTGCATTCAAAATGCAAGTACCTTTTGGAACCGCAATTGCAGGAATTACATCAGCAGCAGCAAGAGCAGAACCCTTGTCTGACAATGCTGTTGCAATGTCTACAATTGTTGACACAAAGTATGGGTTACGACCACGCTGTGAATTACCACGTGCGGCCTGAAGAGTATTATCACCTAAAGCCATGATTTAATCTCCTTTACGCTAAGTGGTAAATGGCGTTGACAAGAGCCTCTGGACGGAGAATCTTGCGACCATACAAATGCATTCCCCGAACAATGTCGGCAAAGCTATCAGGATCACGGTAAGTTTCAGTCTTGTTGATCTGTTCTGCAGTAGCAACAGCAGAAGAGTGACCAGCAACAATCACACCGTAGTTGGTTGAACTGTTCGCACCAGCGAATGATGGACCAGTACCAACTGAAGGCAAGTTGTTAGACTGATAAACTTGGAAGCCGTGGATTTGGGTAGCAATCTGACCATTTTGCAGACCAGAACCACCAAAATCAGCATTGAACAGACGAGAATCTTCGTCTTTCAATACTTCCATGAACACTGGGTCAAGCACAATCCAGCGACCTTGTGAGTCCACGTTTTGCTGGTCAAGAAGACGAGCCATACGTGCAATCAAAGTCAATGGGTGTGTATCACCAGCAGCAGGGGTTGCGTCAGTTGCACCACCAGTACGAGGCTGGATAGCAATTGCGTAACCTGCTGAACCTACTGAACCTGCACCGTCAGAGAAGTCAGATGCGTCTAACTTCATTGATGCAAGCAGTTCGTCTGAACCAGCAGTTGTTACAGCCTTTGAACCATTTACGGTTGTGTTAGCTGTGTCAGCTACGCTGTGCAGTGCAGACTGTTTGTAGCCTGACATATAACCAAGAACGTCTTGGTCAAATTGGTCAGCCAAACGGTACGCAGCACGGTCACTTGCCAGAGACTGGAAGTTTACGTGGCTGTGTGCCTCTTCAATGTCATCAACCTTAAATGCAAAGTAATTAGCTTTGTCAATTGTCAGGCTGAAATCTTCATCGTCAAGGTCTTGCGGCGTGATGGTTGTACCACGGGCGTAAGCCTTAACTGTGATTTCGGGTTCCTTGATAATCTTAACGGAATCACCCATAGCAGCAATTTCACCAAAGTAGTCAGAGTTGGTGATTGCTTCAGCAACAGCAGACTTGCGGAAAGCAAGTTGCACCTGTTTGCTGTAAATTACGGGAGAAAAATTACCGTTAGGAAGATTACCATAACCACTAGCAGTAGTAAATGCCATGATATTATCTCCTATTTAGCATTTTACAGATACAAACTCGCAAGACTAATCAGGAGGCTGATTCACATTGGGTGCGTATTCTGCAGGGTGGCCGCCCTACCATTCAACGGGCCATGTTCGTCAGGTAATCCGTAAGACTTGGCTGTTTGCGAATAGTAGTGTAACCATATTGCGCTATACAGTTACACTAATCTGACTATAGTTATACTTATAAATAACTACTTGTCAACACTTTTTTACATTTTTATCTAGCAGAGCCAGATACATCATAGATAAACTTACCAGAACGGATAGCTTCCATGATTTCGTCAGAACGCTTCTCATATTCTTGAGGAGACATCTTCTGAACTTGGGATTCACGTAAGTAAGTAGACTGCTCATCGTCTTGTGGCTTACTACGTGAGTCTTTTGTAGATACAGATTTGGCTGCAGCTTTATCTGACTTAGGTTTTGTTTTAGCAATGCCCATGTCAGCTTTGTACAAGTCAATGGCTCTAGCAGCAGAACGTGCGTCATTGTCATTGTCATACAGTGCATCTTGTAC